CGATCAGGCCTCGGTACTTTTCAGGATTGGCTTCGTAATCCTCTGTTGTACATTTACTACCATTTTCTCTATAAGTGCAGGTGATCATAGATTATGCAACCGATTGATTTGAATGATAACACTCTACCAAACTTATAAGATTCTCAGTTTAAAACCATATGTACAATGTGATGTATATCTTACGTTTTATAAACTATCTCATTAGTATTAAAACAATCCGAATACATTGTTTTTCCCGTCTTGTTCAAGGCCTTTGATCTGATGATGCTTTGGTTCTCCACCAAACAATAAGATATACAACTTCCGGTCTTGATACGTCCCCACTACATAGTGGTCTTTTTGTATCACGTATTCGATGGTTTCGGCTTCCTCATCGGTACACAGGTACTTAATATCGACCAGCTTCACCCACTTCAAGCCGATCACGTTTTCAGCTTCAATAAACCCACCAAATGGCGCCGTAAAGCGATTACCTAGTTTCAAAAGCGCATCAATCACCCCTTGGTTCTTCTTACTTACCCCAATGGGACCATCACTATTGATTTTGAAATGGCTGTAACCAGCAGTCACATGAATTGATTGATACATAGCGAAAACCTATTAACTTTCTTAGCACTTTGAGAAAGGTGTCTAACCTGTGCCTTTTGTCCGATATAAAACATTGTTCTACGTTTTAGCTCGAATTATACTGTTTTTATATACAGTTATTTTAGGCTTTATTATGTCTATCCGCAATTTAAAAGACGGCTCTACCAAACCTTGGATCTGCGAATGTTACCCAAACGGGCGATCGGGGAAGCGCGTTCGTAAGAAGTTTGCGACTAAAGGCGAAGCTAAAGCCTTTGAGCTTCACACGATGAAGGAGATTGACGATAAACCATGGATGGGTATTAAACCGGATAACCGAAGAATGAGTGAGCTTTTGGAAAATTGGTGGACCATCCATGGCCACACTTTAAAGTCAGGCAAGCAAGCCAAAGATCTCATATCCAAAACAATTGAAGAGTTAGGTAACCCAATTGCCTGCCAGTTTAAAGAACGAGACTACCTGGCGTATCGAGCAGCTCGAGTCCCCTATAGGGGCAAGAATAAATCCATCAAGATATCCCCAACCACACACAACCTTGAACTGATTTATCTAAAGGGCATGTTCAAGAAGCTGATTAAGTACAATCAGTGGAAATATCCCAACCCGCTTGAAGCAATCGAGCCGATCAAAACCAGTGAGAAGCACCTTGCCTATCTAACCAAGCCACAAATCGACGAGTTCTTTGATGAACTGCAGAACTGCAAGCGAGTTATCAAGGTATCAATCCCGCAACTCATTGTCATCGCGAAAATTTGTTTGGCCACTGGTGCACGAATCAGTGAGGCACTCACTCTAACTCGCACTCAAATAACCGAGTTCAAATTGACTTACACAGATACAAAAGGGAAAAGGAATCGCAGTGTGCCTATCTCACCATCTTTATATCAAGAGATATTAGATATAGCGGTGAGCGACCATGACATATTTAACACCAGTTACAAAGATGCTTGGCGTTACATAAAAAGAGCCTTGCCTGAGCACGTTCCGAATGGGCAAGCGACCCATGTTTTACGGCATACTTTTGCTTCGCATTTTATGATGAATAAAGGGGATATTTTGGTGCTGCAGCGTATTCTTGGCCACACAAAAATCGAGCAGACAATGGCGTATTCTCATTTTGCCCCTGAGCATTTGATGCAGGCTGTTCACCTCAATCCTTTAGAGAATTAGTGGCGACAAAATGGCGGCAGCCACTGTAAAAGAGCGTTATTTAGCGGTTTTAGACGTAAAAAAGGCGACAATTTACACTGTCGCCTTTTGCAAATCAGAGTCTAATTTAGACTATTCCCAATCAAGGATTACCTTGCCTGAAAGCCCGCTACGCATAGCGTCAAAGCCTTTTTGGAAGTCATCAACCTTAAAGTGGTGAGTGATAATTGGTGTTAGATCTAGGCCTGATTGAATCAAAGACGCCATTATGTACAAACCGAAAATTAAACCTTATAAAACAACAGTTTAATTAAAATATATAAAGTTCATGGCGACAAAGTGGCGACAGTTTTCAGTCTTTGTTATAACTCCCCCACTTCAATAGGAGGTGTCTTTCCCACCTTTCTTCCTATTTAACGCCTACAAACAAGTAAGCACTGTAAGAAAATATGCCATAGAACTTAACAAAAATAAGATGAATACCAATAAAATCAACAAGTTAAATAAAAAGCAATGTATGTAAAAATAGTGAAAAATGACGTTTTATCCCCATAAATTGCGCTATTTAACAATGAATGCCGCCATTTTTGCCGCCATTTTTATTGATTCAGAATGTTCGTTCGTCTTACTTCTATAATCAAACTTTCTGCAACATCCAAAATCTCACGCTCTTCACTTTCCACTGCCGTATTTACTATTATTAAGGCGTAGAAGTAGTCAAGCATCACTATCAAGTCGTGCATTCGATTAACTATATCGATACTTACACTTGCTATGTAGCTATCCAGTTCCGAATCTGAGTACCATTCTTTGGGTTCCCCGCCAAGTACTTTAGAAATAGTAACTCGTATGTAGCGACATAATGGGACTAACTCCTTAGCAATGACCATTTACCTTCCTTCACAAACATATTTGTAATCTATATTCGATAGCAAGTACTCATTCATACAAGAAGATTAGTGCATAAATTCGTCTGACTTAACAAAGTAAGCGTATTTGAGTGCCAATTCCTCACCAACAATTAGACAAAATCTATACTTATGCTCCCCAGAGGCTCTTCCATGATGATCTTGTAGGCTCAAATAGCAGTAGTAAATCGACACGCCCAATTGTTCAAACTCTCATACTATTGTCTTCAATAGAGTGAGAGGAAAGAAAAATGAGTGGAATCTACATAGCATTAATCCTAGTTTTAACTTATAAAACTAGGATTAATGAAACAGGAAAAAGGGAAATCAACCTTATAATTACCAACCTGTTACGACCATTATTATTGCCTTGCGTTTTGGTTTTTGGTTTAGCCGTAGCATTAGCAATATTTCTTACTAGTTGATGTAATCAATAAGGGAGACGGACCCATCTTAATTTGGGCTCGTCAAATGACTTGCTACTCCCTAGAAGAGCTTCACGCAGAAATTGCTACTTGAACGTTCTGCGTGATCTCGTCGACATGCGGTTTGAAAATGCTCGCGACAGTGCAACTCCCTTTTCAGCCTAAAGATTATCTAAGAGATGTAAACCTTTCTATCGAGTGACCCAAAACTGGTTAGGGTTTGTGGAGTGTGGGATAGCGAATCGCCCATCCCCGATACTGATAGCGTGCTCTTTATTATCACGCCAAAACTTATTTACATCATCTCGACCAAGTAAGCTAATTTCATTCCAAGTTATTGCACCTGTAACAAGGTCTATGGAATTACTTTCTTTCTTAAAATGCATAATAAACCCATTATTTTGCGGCAGTTTTTGAGCAATGACTACGCGTGCTTTAATAGGTTCTAAATAATCACTAACAATAGCAGGCTCAAGAACTATGTTTTTGCACTTGCCCGTAGAGGACACACTAGGGAAAACTATCCCTTTGAGATCAAACATTGATTGCAACACCCTGTAGATAGCAATGGTCTTCTTATATTTGTGAATATTGGATGTCGTTAGCTTCTCCAAAAATGATTCTCTAATCCACTTTTGAAGTAACGTCTGCTTTTTCAATTGCTCTGGAGAAAGTTGCAATTCTGATAAAGATTTCATCGTAGGGTTATTGAAGCTAGGTTTCGCGAGCCCAATTGATATTAGGATTGATATCTCTCGTTTTATTTTGAAGTAGAGCTGGGTTACTTCTGTACCATCTTCAAGCCTAATTTCATCTAACGAACCTAGTTGGGCATTACGATCATAACAAGCGTAGAATTTCGATTCTTGCTTGTCATTAACTCGACCTAGGTTGGTCACATACTGACTTGGAGGGTTCATCAGTTCAGAAACATTAGAAAAAAAACCAGATCTAGCTCGGCAAATAAACCGACTGTCATCGGCTGGCATTCTGACTGAGTGAAATATTGCTGCTTCAATTAATATCTTAATATGGTAGCAATAGTCTTCAATTGTAGACTTTCTAGCATCAAGTTTTTCTATCTTTTCGATTTGTCTTTTAATTCTATTAATTGATAACGCTATGTCCTGATACACTTTTCATCTCAATATTGAACAAGTTGCCTAAAAACAAACTATATCAGATAGTAGATAACAACTTAAATATATGTCTCAGAATAGCTGATATAAACGCCGAATTACCCCGTGATGCATCTCGGGAATCCGAATCTACAGTGCTTTAAAACTAGATAACTTTTAGTTGGTAAAAGCCCATTAACAGGACGTAAATGAGTAAAGTTCTAAGCCAAATAGGGCATTGATGAGTTTGAAATAGCAAGCTCAACTAGGAAGCATCAAATTTCAACGACTAGGCAAGGTCCAACCCTATACTACATTGTAACTTCCCGCAGAGCTGCCGCCTGTTACCTCCACTTGTGCGTTCTGCTTAATCTCATCGACTACCGCATTCGCAATGGCTTCAGCCATCATGCCAGCCATTGCGAACTCGCCATCGAGCACAAAGCCCTGGGCTTTCAGTTCTGTTTCTAGCTTCTGTTTCAGTGATGTTTTATTTAATGCCATTAGTCTTTTCCTGCATAAACGGTGGATGATACATCGACATGCGGTTTACCCATGAAGGGGCAAATGCTCGCGCCAGTGCACACCCCTTTTCCGCCATTAAACTTGATGGTGTCGGCGTCTTCGGTGATGTTTTTAGCTTTGATGGTTCTAGCGCCTTTGACGGTTTCGGTGTGGTCACCATCAATTTCAGCGATTCGATTTTCTAGTACTTTGATTTGTTGAGTGAGGCATTCAAGCTTATCGGCTTGGTCTGTCTTTCGTTCGAAGTTGCCTTTCTGGTCGACTAATTGATAAACACCTTTGCGCTGTTGGTATCGGCTTTCACCTTCTTTGATACCTGGTAACTTGAAACCAAGTGGCAGAACACAACGAATAAAGGGCTTATCCGGTTGACCGAACATAAAGCCGAGTTCAACAATACTGCCAATTGCCGGCGGCTCTAAACGACCAGCATGGTCGCCTAGACCAGGAACGGGAAGCGGCACCGCTTGCAGTGGTGACTTATCTTCATACTCCATCCCCTTTTCATCGAGTAGCTGAACATCTACCGCGTAATGTGGGTAAAAGCGATCAGATAAATCGCCTTCTTCTGGCAGCTCTGGGAGCGCAACCACCTTTCCCCAACGTGGTAAATGCCATCGCCCAGTGAGTTCAGGAAACAGCCTAAAGATGATGCGCTTGATGGTGTTTACATCCATGTTAGCTTTGCCTCCGTTCCTTCAAACTCAACACCTACTAATCGAAGACCATTCACCACAACACCGGGCTTGAGTTTTGGGATAGCCGGTATCTTTACCGATTTGTTGGCGGTGTGATTGGTCATCAGTGTGTTAGGTAACGTGATGGGCTTATCTCCCCAGAATGAATCGGCCCAACTGCCCACATACACTTGGCCATTACCTTGCTGCTGCCAGAACAGGTCATCGATGCTAAATGCCTGTGCTAGCTCATCGATGACTCGATACCCATTGCCATCGCTATAGAAACAAGGAATGGCTGTTTTACTGTAAGCCTTTTCTGGTACCACAAATTGAAGCCCCGTTTTATTGGTGACCTCGCTCAGTAGCTGCATAAGAGTTGGGTGACGCAATATGATATTGAGCGGTTTATAGAGAATGGCCGCGAGCTCACGACAAAACACTTTTGACCACCCTTTTTCAGAGGGTTGAACGCGTTCGATGTAACCCAAGAAGACTCGCGTAATATCATCGCCCCAGCCTAAATCAATCGCGATGAGCGTGTTTGGCTCAGGGTTCCCTTCAACCGAAAGCTCGCAACGACCAGGCGTATTTTCACTGAAGACGATGCGATGGCTTTTCACTTTGGTTTTGTGTTTGCCCAAGTAAGCGCGGCAAAGAAACTTGTTGTTGGTTGTCATTGGTCACGCCCTCGTTTAAGCCAGCGCATTATCCACGCTTTTCAGTACCTTCATGACGCCCGTTAATTCCACTTGTGTGTCCGGCGGTACATCGTCGGTTTGTCCTGTTTCAACCGGTGTATTCACACCCTGCACTTTTTGCTGCGCTGCAGGTTTATCCGGTTGGCGCTGTTCCACTCGCTCAGGCACTGACAGGTGTTCGACCAGTTCAAACGAAACACTCCACTGACGATGAGATTCTTGCTCATCAGCACGCACTACCCCTTGAAATTTCACCTGGCGAATTTTCAACGCCTCGGCTGTTTTGTTACTGATACGGTAGATTTGCCGCGCGTCGCTTTCTTGCGCTTCGGCCATACTGAACAAGTTAGTCAGCAACTGATTTTTGGTAAAAGGGATCACCCCTTTCACCGTCAGTATTTTACCCTTGCTGCCTGTTTCCGCTTGGTCGGTCGCCGAGGTTTGACCTGACATGTCTTGTCCGGCCAATTGCTGGCGAACGCTAATACGTAGGTTCTTTAGTGGGAGCTGATTTCCGTTTAAGGTTAGCATAAACCCTTACCCTATTAATTCAGGAAAAGGAATTCGCTTTTTGATTTCTACAACTTTATCCAACCATTTTTGCTTATATTTGTCAGCATCTGGATTGCCCCCTTCCTCTTCATATTTCCATTCGTTACGAAGTGGATCAGACTCTTCTGCATAAGCTATCTTTCGAAGGGTTACAGCTTCATCATATTGCGCTTGACGAATGATATTTACTTTATTCTCACCTGGAATATCAAGCGCTTTCCAAGCATCACTTGTTGTCTCGAAATTTAGATATTGCTTACCTTGCCATTTAAAACTGATATTCATTATTACGACCCTATCATGTAGGAACCTTTGGCTCCGAATTGAATCACTTCATAAATCGAGTTAAACAGATTAACGTTCGCGCCTAATGTCAGTTGGTACGTCACTACAGCCATCATAGATTTGTAATAGGTTGGTGACATTAAATCGTAGCTACTCGCAGCATCTGTTACTGTTAACCCTGCTAAATTAATTTGGTTATATAAACCACCAGGTTCAGTAACCGACGAACCCAAGTAGTGAGGCTGAATTAGAAATTTTGCAGAAGCTAACGGTGTTAATGTACCGCCAGCGATATTGATAATGCCATTAGTCGGCCTGAACGCAACTTCAACAGACTGGTTAAATGTACTCGGATAACTGAATTTAATCGAACCCAAAACAGGCATGATAAGAGCGTTAATGTTATATGTAGTTTCTTGAAGAAAAAAAGCAATATGCTTGTTCTTCAATAGGATATTTTCATCAATATCAACTATCTGCCCATTATTCCCACGAACATTAACGCAAGCCCCTACAGGAAGCGAATCAATCAGTGCTTTTAATGTTTTATATGGCTTCGATAAATGTCCCGTTGCAGTTTCATCATTACCATCTACCGTATCTAAGTAGAGACTTTGATCAAGCTCATCATCTACAGCGGTAGGAATCGCGGCATCTACACGTCCTATTACATCATCTGTTCGCTGGACAGCCTGTGCAACTTCATTACGAATATCACCAATTAGCCCTGAAACATCATCTGCCAACTCTCTGCTTTCTTGTGTTTGGGCCATCGACTGGTCTACAGCTTGCTGCAATAGCTGCTCAATATTTTGATTAACCATTTTGTTTCTCCAATGCATTCAATCGTTCAGTGATTTGAATGTTCTTGTGATAAAGCTCGATAATGTGTTTTTGAGAAGCAAAGTGATTTGCTGCTAAAGACACCACCATCGTGTCAAAGTAATTAATTTTGTCTGAATAATTGAATTGCCATGTTTCGGCTGGCACGGTGATATTTGTGATTGCTTGTGCGCCCGAGAACTTAAGCAAGAAGTTACGCGTTAAGTTGTTCCCTTCTTCACCGGTCAATTCGTTATTTTTGCGTTTAGATTGCACCACCATATGGTTGACCGACACCAACACACCTTCTTCACTGACCAACCCAAGCCAATTGAAATCAAAGTTCCCAATGGTGTTATCCAAAATGAGTGAGTAAACCACTTCATTCGAATTCACATAAGCACTTCGCGTTGGGGCCATTCTTAGTCGAATTTGGTTGCTTGGAGGCAACGACTGATTTCTTTCTGGCAGCACTGAAGGATCAACACCTGGCACGTAAGCCAAAACAAACTCTGCAATTTCTAGTGGCTCTTCCGCTTGCTGCTTTTGTGCAATAAGTTGTTCGCCCGCGATAGTAATAACTGCCATATTCTTATCCTATTGAAGCTGAGTAGGTTTCATGGGTATGGCTGAACTCAGCGACCGAAACATGAAAATTAGCGGTAGTGGTCACATCAAAGCTGTATCGTCGGCATGTTCGCCCATATTGCCTTACTATGGCATCCATCAAACCAGGTACATCGTTAATGTCCCCATCATTCACTTTGACGCTCACGATATCCCAAGGGTAATAGTTCAGCCTTTCGTCAATTTTGATATGTGGGTAACCGAGTTTGGCAAACATATCTTCCCAGCCAACTTCTGAGCCGCCACCTGCAGCAAAGGAGTAAGCAAAGTTCACCCGTATGCGATAAATCTCTTCTGGCTCTTCAGGTAGTCGCTCTATGTCTCGTTGCCAAGCAATCAAGTCCACAAACTCAATGGGGGCCACCATCGGATCTAATTGCTGCAGCGGCCACTCCAACACGGCTTTGATTGCATCCCAATATCCAAGAAGGGCGTTAGCTAATTTGAGAATTTCCCCTTTGCCCATCCAGTGCTTTAACTTAAATTCAGGCAGTTGCAATGGTCACCCCCAAGCTACTAATACGAGGTACTTCCATACCATTGGCAATATCAGCATTGTCGAATTCAATCGATTCAAGTTCAGGGAACTGTCCGTGAAGCTCTTGTGCCAATTTAGAGAAGCTAAACCGTGATGACGGTTTGGTTTTTGTTACTTTGTAGTCGGTGTTTTGCCGAAATGCTGAACCAATAAATAGGCCAATATTCGTTTCAAGCTCTTGCCTTTCACTTCCTGTCAACACTCGACCAATCCATGCTTTGCATGTCACATCAATCAGATTACCTGGCAGCGCATATACAAGAAGATCATCACCATGACCATGGTTACCATCACGATTGATATGGTTGTTTAAGTCACTGAGCATTTGAGGTGATGGTTCCCCAGAATCCAGCAAAATAAAGGCGTTGGCAGAACCGGCTCCGCGTGGTGCGTTATGTTCGAAGTAGACATTTTCACTATTGATACCCGCTCGTAGCATCAGCAAGGAGCGGTAAGCTGCGTCTATATGCCATTTGGCTACACCGCTAAATTGGTTGCGGATACGTACTCGAAGCTGATCATCACTCTCTTCATTTGCCCCGGCTTCAATGAGCCAATCAGCCGAGTTTACAACTTGCCCTATACCAGGTACGGCAGTAGCAAAAATATGATAGTAACCTTCACCAAGGTTATAGGCCGCGCCTTCATGTTCTGCTTCCACTTCACCAATAACCGACAACTCATTTTCAGGCAGTGTGGTGTCTTCTTTTAAAGCCACTCGATAGACAGTGCCGTTAATTGGGTCAGTCTGAATAAATGTCCCTTTAGGAATGACAATAACCGGCCCCTTTGATGCTGCCCGATGAAAAACAATTTGCCCTACCGCTTTCGTTGCAGGTTTTCGCAGTACATTGAACTGCCAAGCCCATAAGTCGAGCCATTTACCGACTGCAGTAGCGACAAACATATTCGGCAGAACATACCCAACCAAAAACGTATTGATAAGCCACACTGTTGGGCTGATCACCATGGTTTCAATCAAACGCCAAA